GGCTTAATGGTTGGTAGTGGATTTTTACTTTTTATTTTGATATAATAACCCAAACCAAAGAGGGGGTAAATATGCTACCCTTGCAAGCCTATGCAGGCGACACAATCACTTTTGACATAACACAAATAGATACCAATGGGCAATATAGTCCTTTAAATGGTTGGACGGCAATCGTAATTTTTTATAATTCTAAAGATACCTACCATTTTAGTGCCTCGATTATCGAAGATGTATACTATTTTACGGCCTTAACAAATAGCTCTTGGGTGGCGGGTAAATACCAAGTTGTTTTGAGGTTTGCTAAAGGCACAGAAGTTAACACAGTATTTTTGGGCGAAATAAATATCTTACCAGACCCCTATGCCAACCCTGTCGATGACCGAAGCCACGTTAAAAAAGTTTTGGACGCGATAGAGGCAGTAATTGAAGGGCGAGCGTCGAGAAGCGAGAAAGAATATTCACTAGGCGATAAAAAGTTGGTTAGTATGACTCACGAAGAATTATTTAAGCAGTGGAATAGATACAAATTTCTTTATAAGCAAGAGTTGCAAGCGAAAGGGTTGGAGCCAGTAAGTAACCAAATTAAGGTAAGATTTGTCTCTGATGTTAATAATTGGTTTAATTTTAGAGGGTTTAATTGAGCATATTAGATATCTTTAAAAAAAGTAGAGCGTTTGAAGAAACCCAAAAGATTGCAAAATCTAAAAGATATTATCAAGGGGCAATAGCTAATAGGCTTACCTCTGATTGGTTTACAACAAATCTATCCGCTGATAATATTTTAAGGTGGGCGTTATATAGATTAAGAGCGAGAACAAGAGACCTCGAGAGAAATAATGACTATGCAAGAAAGTTTCTCAGAGAGGTTGAGCAAAATATAATAGGCCACAATGGAGTTAAACTCCAGTGCCAAGCTAAAACTAAATATAAGAATTTGCCTGACTCAGATAAAAATACCGAAGTCGAGCAAGCTTGGATACAATGGGGCAAGGTAGCGGGCGTTGACGGCTCTAATTTTAGAGATATTTGCAAGTTGGCAATGCGAAGGGTTGCCGTTGATGGCGAGGTTTTGATAAGAATAGTTAAGGGATACGATAACCCATTTAATTTTGGGCTACAGATTTTAGAGAGCGATTTGTTGGACGAAAAGCTCTACGAAGATTTGCCTAATGGGAATTCCATAGTAATGGGCGTTGAAAAAGATGGCTATGGAAAGCCTGTTGCCTATTGGCTGTTTAATAGATACCCGTATGATTTAAACACGCAAGGTGTTAAACATATAAGAATACCCGCAGAAGAAATGATACACCTTTTTATGCGAGAAAGACCTACCCAGACCAGAGGGATACCGTGGTTTGTTTCGGCAATAATTAAGCTCCGAATGCTTGGAGCATACGAAGAGGCGGAGCTTGTAGGTGCAAGAATTGGCTCGGCAAAAATGGGCTTTTTTACCCAGAGTTTAGAGGGCGCGGAATATACAGGCGATAAAGAAGAAAATGGCGAAATAATATCAGAGGTTGAACCAGGAATATTAGAGAAATTACCACCAGGCGTTGATTTTAAGCCTTTTAACCCAAGTAGCCCGAATACCCAATTTGAGAATTTCAACAAAGCTTTATTGAGGGGTATTTCGTCGGGAATAGGCGGAGCATATAATACCATAGCTAATGACTATGAAAGTGTAAACTATTCTTCTTTAAGAGCCTCTGAGTTGGAAGTAAGGGAATTTTGGAAGGACATACAAGAGTGGTTTATAAGTAATTTTTTAGATAGAGTTTATAATGAATGGTTGCCTTTTGCTATTTTATCTAACCAAGTAAGCATACCATATACAGATATTAAAAGGTTTACCAGTATAAAATGGCAGGCGAGGCGTTGGGGTTGGGTTGACCCTTTGAAAGACGCGCAAGGCAAGGTTTTAGAAATGGACAACGGGCTAACAACCAGAACCCAAATTTTGGCCGAGCAAGGAATAGATTTCGAAGATTTATTAATTCAAATGGCAGAAGAAAAGGCACTCGCCGAAAAATACGGCATAGATTTGAGCCTTTTAACAAGTAAAAAAATAACACCACCGCCTATGAATCAAGAGGCGCAAGGGGGTATAAATGGCGAAGCAGGAACAGACCAAAGCCAAGAGCCAAACAATCAAAACGGAAATTGAAAAAAGAAATTTCCAAATAAGGGCAGAGGATATAAACCAAGAGCAAAGAACAATTACCTTTCCTTTTAGCTCCGAAGAGCCTGTTGAAAGATGGTTCGGAATGGAGACTTTAGACCACAGTCCAGATTCAGTTGATTTGTCTCGAATGGACGGGGCACCACTATTACTTGACCACGACCCAACAAAGCAAATTGGAGTTCTTGAAAAAACTTGGGTTGATGGCTCTGTAAAAAGAGGCTATACGACGGCACGATTTTCTAAAAATCCATTGGCACAGGAGGTCTTGCAAGATGTAATTGATGGAATACGAAAAAATGTTAGCGTTGGCTATAGAGTCAATAAAATGGTTTTAGAAAAGCAAGACCAGAATGCGGATTCTTATCGTGCAACAGATTGGCAACCGCTCGAAGTCTCAGTTGTGTCTATACCAGCTGACCCGACGGTTGGGATTGGGCGAAGTGAAGAAATAGAAACACAAATAATAGATTTAAGAAAAAAAGATAAGGGGGCCGAAATGCAAGAAAAAGACAATGTAAAAGTAGAGGTAAATGAGAATGAAATTAGAAAACAGGCTATAGAGGCAGAGCAAAAAAGAGTTTCTGAGATATTAGCCATTGGAACGGAGCACGATTGTTTAGATTTAGCGAAAAAATCTATCCAAGCGGGCACAAGCGCGGGTGAGTTTATGGGCTTAGTGCTCGAGACCAAATACAAGGCAAGAAAAATCGAAGATGTTAACCCTAATATTGGATTGACCGAGAAAGAGGCAAGAAGCTTTTCTATTGTAAGAGCAATAAGGGCCTCTGTCGATAATGATTGGAGCAAGGCAGGGTTTGAGAAAGAAGCAAGCGAGGCGGTAGCAAAAAAACTAAATAAAAGGGCAGAAGGTTTTTATATACCAAATGATGTAATGACTACACCACTCCAAAGGGATTTGGGAAAAACAGTCGGAACGGGCTCTAATGTAATAGCCACTGAATTATTGACCTCTGAATTTATTGACCTTTTGCGTAATCGTATGATGGTTAACAGAATGGGCGCAAGAACCCTAAGCGGTTTGATTGGCGATATCGCAATACCAAGACAAACGGGCGGAGCTTTGGCGTATTGGCTTGCCGAAGAGGCGAGCGTAACTGAAAGCGACCAAACTTTTGACCAAATAGCAATGACACCAAAAACTATTGGAGCGATGACTCAGATAACAAGAAAGTTGCTATTGCAGTCTTCTATTGATGTTGAAGCTTTCGTAAGGTCTGATTTAGCCACAATAATGGCTTTAGCAATAGATAATACTTGCTTGAATGGAACGGGAACGGGCCAACCTAAAGGTATTTTAAACTACTCTGGAATTGGAGTTGTTCCTATTGGAACGAATGGCGGGCAGATTTCGTATAATAATATTATTGCTCTTTGGGCCTCTGTAGCAAATGCTAACGCAGATTTGGGGGCTTTGGGTTGGCTAACTAACTCGAGAGTAATCGCCAATATGAAAGTAACCCCTAAGGTAACTAGCTCTACCTATCCTATTTTCTTATTAGATAATTTACCAGATAGAACGGGAATGACAACCCTTGAGGGCTTAGCTTGTGGAATGAGTAACCAAGTTCCATTTAACTTGACTAAAGGCACGGGGACCAATCTATCCGCTTTAATTTTTGGCAATTGGAATGACTTAATAATTGGCCAGTGGGGCGCAATAGATGTATTAGTTGACCCCTACACGGCGGGCGCGAGTGGCAGTATAAAGATAAGGCTCTTACAGGATTTAGATATTCAGATAAGGCACCCACAGTCCTTTGCAGTAATAAACGATATAATAGCATAAGAGGGGCAACCCTCTTTTTTTGAGGTGGTAAAATGAAGGTTAGAATTTTGCAAGATACGATAGCTGAAGGCAGAAGCCTTTTTCAAGGAACAATAAGCGAGTTAAGCGACGAAGAGGCAAAAGCTTTAATAAAACTTGGGCGGGCCATAAAGTATATTGAAAAAGAAGCACAAGAGATAATCGAAGAAGTTGAGCAAGAGGTAAAAGGTAAAAAATAATGCCTGACATAGAGTTATTTACCCCGTTTCCTGATAGCGATATATTTATTAGCGATTTTGCAATAGATGGAATACTAAATAATACCCCTGTTAAAGTAGTCCTCTCTAAAAAGTATTTTATAACTGATAAGTTGGGCGGTGAAGCGGGCGTAGCAACCTATATTTTGACGGCAACAATGAAGTTCGGAGACGTTGCTAATGTAAAAGTGGGCGATGTTTTAGTTGTTGGAGCAAAAAGCTATAGCGTAATAGAGTTTAATAACGAAGGGATTGGGCTCGTAAGCCTATCTCTGAGCGAGTTATGAAAAGACAAGCTATTATTGATTTCTTAGATACCAATTTAAGGCAAATATTAGTTTCGAATGGTTTTAATACAGACGCGGGTAAAAATGTATTTGATTGGCGAAGCTATCCGATAACCGCAAAAGAGTTACCAGCAATTGTCTATAATGATAGTTTAGCAAAGATTGACCCAGTAAGGCCGATTGGCTCTTTTAGATGGGTTTTAAGGGTGCAAATTGCTTATTACGGAAGCACGGCTAAAGATGTAAGGAATGGCATATCTGATATTTTAAAAGTGGTTGAGGTTTGCGATAGCTCTAAATTTGGCGGGCAGGCTGTTGATGTCTCTTTAGCCGTAGATAGCAATGAAATGGTAATCGAAAAGCATAATACCGAGAGCGGAGCTTCTTTGATTACCATAGAAATAATTTATGACGCGCCACTATGGGAGACATAGACTTGTCCGTAGAGAAAGAGCTTATAACCCAAAGAGAGTGTGAAATTCAAGTTGCCAATATGAAGGCGAATTTTAATGCCTTAAAAGAAGACACAGAAAGATTCGCGGGCGATATAAAAAAGCAGATTGATAAGCTTGAGGCAAAATTTTGGGGCATTATCGGATTATTGTTAGCAAATTTAGGAAGTATAATTGTTTTATTATTAAAAAAGTAAGGGGGCAAAAATGACGCAAGCAATTGGAGCAAAAAGTAGAATAATATACCAGCAAGAGACGACCTTTAAGACAACCCCAGCGACACCCAATGCTAATCTCTTGTATTTTGAGACCGAAAGTTTCCAGTCAACAAGAAATCTTATTGATAGCAAAACAATAAGAGGTTCGAGAGACGCTACTAAGCCTATTATAGGCAATAAAGATGTAAAAGGCACGATAAAAACTGAGCTTCAGGCATATATTGGAACGCTTCTTAAAGGTGCTTTGGGCAATGTGGTTACCACAGGAACGGCGGTGCCTTATACTCATACCATAACCGTAGGCTCTTTACCAACTTTCACTATTGAAAAAGGGTTTACAGATATTGGCGAGTATTTTCTTTATAATGGCTGTAAAGTGAATAAATTAGACTTAACGGTAAGCCCAGAAGGGTTCCAAAATTTAAGTTTAGATTTTGTTGGAGCGAGGGAAACGGCATCTACGACAAGTTATGATTCTACCCCAAATGACTTGACAAAGGTTTCTTGGACGGGTTTTAATATAGCTTATATTAAAGAGGGTGGAACACCGATAGCAACGGTAACTGAAGTTACTCTTAGCATAGAGAATAACCTTGATGCTTCTGTTTATGTTATAGGCGGGCAGGGCGAGAGGTATTCGCTACCAGAGGGAATTGTTAAGGTAAGCGGTAAAATAAAGGCCTTATTTGATGGAATGAGTTTACTCCAAAAGGCTATGAATTCGCAAACTTCGAGCCTTGAAATATCCTACTCCTTAGGCACGGGCGACGGTTCCAGTGGCAATGAGGCATTAGATATCTTAATACCAGAGTTGATATACTCCCCAGTAAGCCCAGCTATAGCGGGCCCAAGTGGAATATTTATTGAATTACCTTTCGAGGCATTTTACAGCACAAACGCAACGGGTTCGAGCATACAAATGGTGTTAAAATGCACGCAGGCGACTTTATGAAGTATGAAATAAATGGCAAAAAGTATATTCAAAAGCCTTTAGTAATTGGCCAGATTAAGCAAATAGCGGGCCTTTTAAATGATTTTCAATTAAAAGAAACACCTACCACGATGGATTTTATAAGTGCTTTGGGCGACAAGATACCAAACTTTTTTGCGATTGTTTTAGTCGAAGAAGGCAAGAGCCCAAAAGATAAAGATTTAAATTTGATGGCAAAAGAATTGGAGCAATGCAGTTTAGAGACGGCTGTAAAGGTAATTGACGATTTTTTTTCTTGCAACCCACTATCTTTAGTATTTCAGAAAGTGGGCGGTTGGGCGAGAACTCTGACAAAAGCATCTTAGAAATATTAGACGAAGCTGTTCTTTATTTGGCTAAGGGTGATATTACCAAAAGGGACGGGATAGAATGGAGCTTTACTTTAAAAGAAGCAGAAAGGTATTTAAAGTATGCAATGCGCGAAGTTTTATTTCGAGAAAGTGTAATTTCTTTTTTAATAGGCGAGACGGAAGCAGAGAAAAAAGAACGATACCAAAAAGAATATGAGAAGGCTTGCAAGGTTGCGGGCAGAAAACCTGGCAAGGCTGAGGTGTTAGATTGGCAGATAACGAAGTAAAACTAATTATAAATGCGATAGATAATACAACAACAGCTTTTAATAATCTCAATAATAACCTCAAAAATATGACCGCCCAAGTAGCCGAGTCTATAACCAAGTTTGCTGAGTTGGCTGTTACCGCTTATGAGTCTTTCGAAAAGATAAAAGAGTTCGTAACAGAGGGCTATAAAGCCGTAGACGAATTTAATATGAGTATTTTGAGAACGGCTACTGTTTTGACTCAAATGAAAGCCTCGCAAAATAAAAATCTCAATACCAAAGAATATTATGAAGAGGCAAAAGAATATGCAGAGGGCCAACAAGAAATAGCCGAGCAAGTAGCGAGCAAGTCTATAGCCTCACTAAAAAATATCGAAAAAGAGATGTTTATAATAAATGAGCACGGGCTAACTATTGGCGCCTCTAAAGAAAGCATCGATAGCTTGGTAACTCTATCCAATGCAATAGAAATAGTGTCTTTTACGGCGAGAAGTTCTCTTAAGACATTAAGAACTGAAACTGAAGGATTGCTCGACGCAGATATAAAAAAATCACAATTAGCTAAACAAATCAATGAGTCTATGGGCGGAGACGATAAGCATAATGTTTTGGCTGATACGATTAATATGTGGGAAACGCAAGGCAAAGATGTTATGGTTGAGCTGGCCAAATATATGCAGGGCTATAATGCCTCAGCAAAAGATTACGAGGGCACTTGGGTAGTAATAGAGAATCACCTATCTACCATAAAAGACGAAATTATGAGAATGGGCTTTACAGAGCTTTACCAAGATATAAATAACTTCTTGATAAGCATTATTAAGTTTACCAATGAGCATAAGCAACAAATTTCGGGTGGTATTAAGGCAGGTTGGGAAAGTGTAAAGGCCACAGTGCAAGCTTTATATACGGTAATGCAACCATTAGAGCCTTTATTGCGTTCTTTGGGGGCTTTAATTGGATTAATTAGCGAGGGCTTAGTCTATATAACGGTTGGAATATTACCGTCTATGTCTAATAAGTTGGCGTTAATAGTTGGGCAGTTTGTGGATTTGGGGGCCACAATAGTCCACGTAGTAGACCAGGGGGCGTATGCAGTAACGCTCCAAGCAACAGAAGCATCAAAGCAAGCGCAAATGGCAAAAGACAGTATAAATAGATTTTTAGATAAGGGCTCTCGGTTTTGGAATGAAGATGTTTCTAACAAAATGTTAAATGATTTAAAAAAGGCGCAAAAGCTTATCGATGATATAAATAAGCCACCTAAAAATACCCCACAGACTACATTTCACTCACCGAAGCCAAAACACCCAGTAGGCGATACAGACACAGGTAAAGGTGCGGGCGATTTAGACAGATTAAGGGATTCTTACAATGCCTTAATGGACGAGCTTTACTCCGCAACCCAAGTTGGCATAGCAAAAGATTTAGCAGATACCGACAAATGGTTGACCGAGAAATTAAATAAAATAAAAGAATTTCAGAAAAAGGGTGTTATATCTTCCCAAGAGGCTTTAAATGCGATAAATTTGGCCCAAAAAGGGGCGAGCATAAAAGATGATAAAATAATCGAAGATTACCATAAAAAAAGGGTTGATTTAGAGCGAGATATCACTAAAGAGTTCCAGACCGAATATGATAAAAGGCTCGCAGAGGCCCAAGATTGGGGCGATAAAGAAACAGAAAAGCTTGACGAAATTTATAAAAATAACCATTTCGACCAAATTGTTTATGATAAGTTATTGAAATTAAATGTAAAAGAGGCTGAGCTTTACAAACAGGACGCAATGACTTACGAGCAATACCAAAATAATAAAATTAAAATTGAAGAAGCAACAGCCCAAAAAAGGCAAAAAGTCGAGCAAGATTACCAAAATAAAATAGCCGAATTAAAAATACAAAATGCTTTAGCCCAAATAGATTTAGATGTAAAGCTTCAAAATGAGAGCCAAAAAGACGCATTAAACGAGCAAATCGATTTAAATATGCGTTTGTTAGATGTTTATAAGCAAGAGGCTAAACAGTTTAGAGACGCAGGCGACGACCAAAATTATATCCAAAAAATGGAGCAAATAAAGAGGTTAGAGTCTTCCATTGTTGATTTAAAGCTAAAATGGTTAGAGTTAAATGGCACAATTGGGCAGGGTTTCCAGTTTGCAATGAAAGAGTTTTCTGACAAAGCTTTATCGAGTTTCCAGCAAGGGAAAGAAATTGCTAACTCCCTGATAAGCACTATGCAAAATGGGCTGACAAGCTTTTTAGATGTAACAAGTGCAAAGTTTATGAATTTTAGAGATTTAGCAATTTCTACGCTCCAAAGCATATACCAAGAGCTTTTAAAGATTTTAGTTATACAACCACTTGTTAGTTCCTTAGGTGGTTTATTGGGCGGTGGCGGTGGTGGCCTGTTTGGCGGTTTGTTTGGTGGTGGAGCATTAGAGCCGTTAGCCCCAAGCATTGGTATGTTAGGGTTCCACACGGGGGGCTATGTGCCTCGATTCCATTTGGGTATTGATGAAGTGCCAGCTATTTTGCAAACGGGCGAAAGGGTTTTGTCGAGAGAGCAAAATAACACTTTTAATAAGTTAGCGAGTGCATTAGATAACCCCGCACCAGCAAAACAACAGCAAAATGTTAATATAGTAAATGTAATCGACCCACAATTGCTTAATCAATACCTATCCAGCCAGGCGGGCCAAAAAGCGGTGATAAATGTAATAAGCAACCAGTCCGCACAAATTAAAAAAGTTTTGAGGTAAAAAATGGCATATTCAGGGAAACAAACTATCACGGGCCAGCAGAATAATTTTGTAAGTGCATTTACCAATTTTTTTAGGTTTATTTGCGGAGACCCGAATACTCCAGGCAGGGATTGGCAGATTGTTTATACGAATTTAGATACCTCGCCAAATAGCTTTACTTCTATAGCGTATTCGGGCAGTATAACGGTTAATGCATTAAACACCCCAACAGCCTTACCCACTAGTTTTGTAAGTAATTATACCTTTACCAATGGCGGAACTACTTTGGTTGAGGGCACTGATTATTCTCTTGATTGGAAGCTTGGCTATTTTACCCTTTTAAAAGGGACTGTTCCAGCAACAATAAGCTATAGCTATAATTTTAAGAGGTATCAGATAGTAGTAAGAAATACGGGCCTTGATGGGCAGAGCCAAATAGATTTGGGCTTTTTAATGCTATCAACTGGTTTAAACAAAGCTAATATTGTAATGACGGGATACCGCAGGTTTGATGTTGGAGTAACGAGTTTTTTTGACTCAACGGGCAATATGTATGCTTTACAAAGCACGACGCTAACCAACAATTATTTTCCAGCCTTTGGATATTGGACAGGCGATATTTTTCAGTGGATTTTTTCAAATAAGCAAAGAATTATTATTGTAGTTAGAAATAATACCTATTACTCTTTTGGCTATGCAGGTTATTTTATGCGAGTAAGCTTGCCTTCCGAATACCCAACACCTATGTGGATTTATGGTGATTTATGGACGGGAAGTGATATCACGAATACGAGTTATGCGATATATTATGATAATGCCTCTAATGCCAGCAGAAAGTATATTGCACAACCCAACGCGAATGTGGGTGGAGTGGTTAATTACGCTAATCAATGGAGCAGAAATTTTGTGATGGTTCCGACGGATACCACATCTACTTGGTCGACGGTGGCATACCAGCAAGGATATAATAATATTTTAATGCCTCTTTACCTTTATTGTGATGGTTATGACTCGGGGTTCCCTGATGGTTGTTATTTTGCCCCTGGTTTTGCTTTGCAGTCCGAAAATGAGTTTACGGTTGGAAGTGATACGTATATTGTTTTTCAAAATTGTTATAGGACCACCTATGCCGATTTTATGGCTATCAAGGAGGCTTAATGGCAGTATTTAATAAATACCAATTTACCAATATAGCGACGCCTTTGGCAGTTTTGCAGAATATAGCCAATAGCGTTGTTTTGAATGGTTGGACAATAGATAAATTTGATAACACAAACTTAGAGCTTTATATACACTCTACGGGCAATGGAAGCCAGAATTTATATTTTTCGATGAAGTATGTTTATGTAACCAGCCAATATGGGAATTACTATGCGTTGTATATATATGGCAATTTAGGATTTAATAGCGGTTCCACTTATGATAATCAGCAAGGAAAGTTTACAAGTGTTTATTATACTTCGCAGGGTTATGGTTATAATAACCCAGCACAATTTCCTTTAATGACCCAGTGGGTTTTTGTTAATCAAAGTGGTATTTTAGTATTTTTAGATGGTAATTTTAATTTAACAAGCTCTATTTTGTCGGGACGGTGGATAGTTCCAATTTATATGGGAAGCATAGAAAGCTATAAGAGCGGGGAGACAGAAGGCAATATCTTAATGACAACTAAAGGTTATATTGGTGGTGGAGAGGAGCCTGTATTTTGTATTTTTAGTGGAGCATTTTTAAGTCCATATTCTTCGGGCGATTTGTATTATTTGGGGGCGGGACGTTTAAACGGGGCAATGAGCTCCACGGTTAGTTTGGTTAGGGCAGTAATAACAGAAAACTCTAGTATTTTGCAAAATAGAGGTTTTTCTTATAACACGGCGGTTAAAATGAGCTCCTATACTAATAAAGCCCCAATAATTAAGCCGATAATATCCCTGTCTTATGCAATTAGTGGCTATAATTATTTTCACCCAATAGGCGAGTTGCCTTATTATGCAACGGCGGGCTATCCTTATTTTCTACCAGGCGACACGACTTATTATGGGCAGAGAAAGTTTACAATAATTGAAATGGGCGACTATACATCGCCTTATGCAGTAGCTATCGAAACGGGTAATTAATGGCATATATTTTCCCTATTTTTGAAAGTTTTCTTATACCAGCACCAGAATGGATTGAAATAGATTTAAATTACTTTCCTACAACGACCAATGTAGCAATAGACTTATTAAAAGATAAAGAGCCTGTCCTTTTAACCCACTTTACCTATAAAGATTTAGTATTTGGTGGAGCAAAAAAAAGCGGGCTAAAAGCTTCTGAAATGTATGATATTTTCTATAACCAGATTTGGTTATCTTTAACTAATATAAGCGCGGGCCTCGTATCCACAGACCAATACTATAATTTTTATATTTGGAATGCTTACACCCAAAAAGTTAATTTAAGCCAAATACAAAACAATGCCCTTGATGGAATAAGTTTCTCTACTGTTTTGACTGGAGCATACAACCCATTGGTTCAAAAAAGCACCGTAATAAAAATTCAAGCGATAAATGGGCAACCCGTAATAAATGGCAGTTTTGGTTTTTTGTTTGATATTGGCGGGAACTATAACTTATTTATAACGGGTTTAAGAATAGCCACGTTACCTTTAGTGCATATTATCCCTGATAGTTTTGAATTTACTTTATCTTATGCTTTAGTTAATGCCGTAAATATGTTTCTTAAAGAGCAAAGGCGAAATTTAGTCGATACCCCACTGAGAGGTTATAAAGCAAAAGCTTTTGTCGATGATATGTCTTACGGCACGGCAAGAACGGGCATAGACCAGCACGGGGGCAAATTGTTTGCGGTTGCGATACCATTTGAAAAGGTAACCCCTACAGCGAGCAATTTAAACGGGCTAACGTCGATAACTGTAAGCGAAGATATATCTAAATATACCGAAATTACCACTTGTCCTTTAATAGTGGTTTACCAAAAAAGCACCCAAGTTGCCTCTTGTTTGGAAGTGGCTTCGGTTGACACAACCAATAAAGTAATAACTTTGCAATACCCAGCCACGAGTAGTTTACCAGCAAACGATATAGAGATTTACCCAGCTTTTTATGGAGTAATAAATAATATAACCCAAGACGGAAAAGCGGGCAAGTTTGCAATGATAGATTTTGAGGCAAAAGAGGTATTTATTTAATGCAATCTTTAACGGGATTAAATACCTTAAGCACTATATTTGTTTACCCCCAGCCTGATTTAGATAATTATAAAGTGGAGTATTTAGACAATGGCGATTATGTTTCTTTTGCAGGGTCGAGAACGATTGGCTACCCTTATACCCCTGTATCTCTAAGAAAAATAACGGCTTCTTATACCTTTAAGACAAGGACAGATTTTCAAACCTTAAATTCTTTTTATAAGTTTACTAATGGGCAGTTGTCGAGGTTTTGGCTTGCCTGTTGGAGCCAAGAGTTTTCTTTAGCTGTGAATGCGAATTTAAACGACCCCTATTTAATGGTTAACTTTTCGCAATTAACGGCTAAAAATGACCCCAATCTAAGAATATTTATAACAACAAAAGCGGGCGATTTGATTGTTAGAAAAATAACTTCTTATGAAGTGGAGACAACGGGCTATGAAAGACTAATGCTTGACACGGCAATGCCTATTGGAGTAAATATAACTGATATAAGTTTCTTTGGCAGGCTAATATTAGCAAGGCACGCAAGTGATTTTATTGTAAAGATACAAAAAGCAGATGGCGAAGATATGATAGGCCAAGTAAACTTAGTCTACCAAGAAGTTCCTTACGAGTATTCGGAGGTCTAATGGCGTATAATAATGATATTGTGCAAACTCAATTACCTACTTTTGCAGAGCTTTATGATTTTTATTTTCCTCAATATGCGATAAATGTAACAAATTACCCCAAAAATATTACCTATAATAGCACCCCCTATATAGCAACGGTAATGCAAAGAAGCGAATTTACAGCAGAGAAAGGCAATAAAAGAGAGGTTACCATAACATTTGCAACTAAAGAGTCGAGCTCTTTAGATTTTTTGGTTGTAAATGTGCCACGTATTAGATTGGTTTTAAGGCGGTTATTTTTATCTACCCAGAGCATAAAAACTCTTTTTGTAGGCGAGGGCGAGGCTGTAGGCGTTGAGGGAAGGACTATCACATTTAAGGCAGAAGATATTTTAATGCTTAACCAAACTTTAGTGCCTCAGATAGTATATTCGGCCTATTGTAATGCTACTTTATATGATGGCTATTGCGGAGTGTTAAATACCAATTTTAGAGACATAACGACGGTTTCGGCGAGTGGTTCGGTGATAAAATCGTCTATGTTTGGTTCTAAGCCAGCAGATTGGTATACTTACGGTTATGTGGAGTATAATGGTAAATATAGAATGATAACTAAACACGACCAACCAAATAGCCAATGTTTCCTTCATATGCCTTTTGACGATAATATTGACGGACAGCAAGTAATAGTTTACGCGGGCTGTGATAAAACACCAGCGACTTGTAAGAATAAATTTAATAACCTTGCGAGATTTAAGGGGTTTCCTTATATACCTACTAAAAACCCTGTAATGTGGGGGTTTAAGTGAGATATTTTTTTAACAATGACGAAGAATGGGCAAAGTTTAAAAGCGAGCTTCTTAGTTGGGTTGGAACGCCTTATCGACACCTTTGGGGGGCAAAGGGGCGAGGGACCGATTGTAACCAATTTGTCGGGAATGCACTAACCCAAGCAGGGATTTTAGATGGCTATAAGTTCGATATATATTCCCCAGAGTGGTATATGCACCTCGATAAAGAGATTATTTACGACTATATAATGTATAATAAGAGGTTTTTAAAAAGTGGTTTAGATTTTATTGAGCTTGAGCCTGACAATTTATATAGAGGTGATTATTTGCTTTTTGCTTACCACTCACCTAAGGGTTTAATGAATCACGTCGGGGTTTTTTTAGATAATAACGAATTTATTCATAGTGCACCAGAAAGGGGTGTAATAGTGTCTGAACTAAATGAGCATTGGAAGAAGCACCTTAAAAAAGTGCTTCGCTTGGTGGAGTTGTAATGGGCTTCGCGGTTATCTTGGGCGCTTTTATAACGGGCGGGCTAACTTGGGCTTTATCGGGTAGTTTAATATTGGGTTTAGTAATGGTTGGGCTAACCCTAATTTCTTCTATTTTTACCCCTAAGCCAACAATGAATATGAAGCCCGCGAGTTTCGCTGATTTTCAGGTAACCCAAACAAATGAAGGGCAACCCGTGCCTCTGACTTATGGAATAGTAAATATACCTGGAAATATTATCTTTTACGGCAACCTTTATACCGTCGAAGAGAAGCAAAAGGCGGGCGGTAAAGGTGGCGGGGGCGGTGATGTTGTAACGGGTTACAAGTATTATATGGACGTTTGGCAGGGCATAGCACAAGGCAAGGTTAATTTAATAACTATGTATGAAGATTCAGACACCACTAAAGGTGTCTCGAGCCTTTATCAGAAGTTTAATGATGGCACCAATGGAGTTTACCCAACAACGGCTGACGCTCCACAGCTAAACTATGCTTCGTCTATACCTGGAGTGGCGCATATATTTTTTAAGAGGTTATATTGTGGCGAAAATAAAACATACGTTCCTACAATAAATTTTAAAATCCAAAAGGTTTTATCTACGGGCTTGAGAAATGAAAATATGTCTAATGGCTCTAACCCAGCAGGGGCGGTATATGACTTGCTTGTGAATATAGCGGGGTTGAACCCAAACGATGTGAATTACGATAATTTTAATCAGGCCTCAGATTATTATTATAGCAAGGGTTGGGGCATTAATTATGTTATATCTTCTTCTACACAAGCTAAAGAGGGCGCGAATAAGATTTTAGAGTTTGTCGATAGCTATTTAGATTATGATTCTGACGGCAAGATTGTAATAAAGATATTTAGACCTGACGATGCACCAGTAGGAACCATACAAGACGATTGGATAAGTTTCTCTTTAGCAAAACCAAGTTGGAACACAATCTACAACCAATTTGTTGGCAATTATGTAGACAATGGAGTAACGAGGACACTAATTCTTGAGAACCCAGCAACCCAATTGTTAGCGGGAATGAAGGTTCGCCAAGAGATAGATTTGACGGCTTTTATAGACCAAACGACAGCGATGTCGAGATTGTCTGAATTTATGAAGCAAGGCAGTTACCCAAGAATGACCTTAAATTTAAAATTACCGATAAAATATGCGATGTATTCTATAGGCGATGTTTTAACGGTAATAAATTCTGATATTGGCTTAAATGGTAATTTTAGAATTCTTTCGATAAGCGAGCCAGCGATTGATAGCAATGAAATAA